AGAGATTATTTTCTTTAGCTGTCTCCTCCGATCGAAAGTGGCAGTCCGATGCTGCAGATGATTTCAAGTTTAGGGACGGCGATCAGTGGACTGAAGACGAGAAGCGGATTCTCCAAGAGGAACTTCGTCCTGTATTGACATTCAATCTAACCAAATCGAGTATCGACTTGATTATGGGTATGAATCAGGACAACAGAGTTAAGCACCGATGCTCTCCTGTTGAACCTACAGATGCATTTCTATCAGAGGTTTTAAACGATATAATGGATTGGACTGCTGAAGCTCAGGGGTTCGAGGACGAGGAAGACGCTGCACTAGAGTCAGCATGTATCTGTGGTAGGGGATTTGTAGGAATTGATTTTGGTCCAGACCCAAAGAGATTTGGTGAGATCGTTATGGAGCAAGTGGTAATCCCCGTTAATGAAATACACTTTGATCCAGCAGCCAGACGGCCTATGCTGGATGATGCTTCTTATATCTGTTGGGACAGATGGATGTCTCAGGCAGATTTTCGTATGAAGTATCCTAAGATTAAAGGCAAACGTCTGGAGGAGATCATCAAGTCTAATAAGAGTCTTGGGTATGGTACGAGCGCAGTCGAGTTACCTGACGCTGCATTTGACCTACCAGCTGACTTTGGTTATTCTGATGATAGCGACTATGATAAGCCTTTAGATTATACGTTTTATGACCAGAGTAAGGATATGGTACGCATAGTACATATGGAATACTGGGAGGTCTATGAGCGTTATTTTGGATTCGATCCTGAGAGTGGACAGTGGGTTGAGTTTGATAAGAAGATGCTGCCAGAACTTAAAGCTGCAGCTCAAGACAATGGGTTTGAGTTTGCATACGAGACATTGGCAGACAAGCGTGTTAGGTGGATGCAATTCTGTGGTATGGAAGTTTTATTTGATGACGTATCTCCTATGCCGTTCGATGGGTTCTCTATTGTACCCTGCATAGCTTATAGGGACGTCAGCATGAAATCAGCTAACCACTTTGGGTTGGTTAGGTTAATGAAAGATCCGCAGAAGGAAGTTAACAAGAGGTGGAGCCAGGCGCTAAACATGTTGAACCAACAGGTGCAACCTGGAGTATACGCTGAGTCAGATGCGTTCTTGGATGATCAGCAGGCTAAGCTATCACTCAAGGAATCTGGTTCAATCACATGGACACAGCCTGGAGCAATTACCCAAGGTAAGATCAAAGAGAGAACAGTACCATCATTTCCTAACGCACCTATGCAGATGGAGCAGTTCTCACAAGATATTATGAAGAAGATTACTGGAATCAACCCTGACCTTTTGGGTCAGGATAGAGGACGGCAGGAACCTGGAGTCGTGATCCGACTGCGTCAGCAGCAGGGCGTGACACTATTGAAGCCGTTGTTCCGTAACTTCAATAATATGAAGAAAGAGTTATTCAAACGTCAGCTGGCTATCATCATGGAATATATGCCTGATTCGCAGATATTGAGGATTTTAGGACAGGGGGAACGATACCAAATCGACCGACAATCCGGAATGATAATGGATCAAATGACAGGAATGACAGCTAATCTGAGGGACGCTAGAGCGCTTGAGTATAATATAGTCGCAGAGGAAGCCCCGGGTAACATGACAAAGAGGATGCTCGAACTGAGTGTCTTAACGGAAATGATGCAGGGTGGGTTCCCAGTTGATCCTATGTTGATACTTGAGAAGCTGGAGCTGTCTGCCTCGGATAAAGCACGTTGGTCTGAATACATTAACTCACAACAGCAGGCTCAGACTGAGGAACAGGAAGAAATGAAACAACTTGAGATTGCCTTTAAGGATCGTGAGATTAAGGTAGACGAACAACGCAACATGTTAGACTTCGTGCTAGGTCTGGCAAAGATTAACCAACAGGCAGATAAGGACGACAAGAAGATGGTTACATCTATGATGCAGCTAGACGCAGAGCAGCGAAGGTCAATTGCTCAGTTCATAGTAGATATGGCGGGGGTAATGCAACAAGCCGATGCTGCTGCGGAGCAAGCCAAAGCAGCTAAATTAATCGGGGGGAGTAGCAATACTAAGAGTAAGACCTAAGAACGGGGGGAGTATCAATGGCAAAACTAAGCAATCAAAGTAGCAAGCGTCCTGTGCTACGTAGACAGAAAGGGTGGACGGGATTCGTAAGGAGTTATAACAAGTATATCAAGGAGGGGAGTTATGATAACATGGCTTGGGGTACTGGAACTATTCCTCCCAAATCGGTCACGAAAGACGAAATGGGAAAAATCACGATCAAATTCTAACTATCCTTATTATGATAGTTATGATATTCCAGCAGATGAATATTCCACTAATCCATTGGCGGGGTCATTGAGCAGCGCCAGTTATTGTGATAGCTATACTATGGAATACTCATACGACTCGGACGGAATTAAAGTAGAGGGGGAATTTAAACCATGAAAGATGTACGAAAAAGATTTGAGCAAATTCTAAAAGAATTCATCGTTCTTTACGATGCTCACGCAGCTAGTGACAAACAAGGAAAGGTAGATAGCCTTGTTCTTATTCAGACTGCATTGAACAATTTGTTAGCGCTCAATCAGTATGAAATGGGAAAAGCGCAGCTTGAGATGAGTTGCGATGCTTGTATGAAAGATTCTGAGGAATCGGAATCTTAGTCTTTCATTCTCTGATCTCCCCCTCGGAGAATGTTAATGGGGTGGATGGACTGATCATCTGTCCACTCCAATATAAAATTTATGTTAGGCGGGAGTTAACTCGACTCCAGAGATATAGGAGGATATTATGCCAGACGACGACATACTCGATGATTTGTTAGATGCAGATCCTGAAGATGATATGGAAGAAGAGGAATCGGCAGAAGATATAAATAGTATTAAGGCGGAATTAGAAAACCTTAAAAAAGAAAAATACGGACTATTACAAGATGTAAAGTCTGAACGCAGAAAGCGCCAAGAGTTCCAATCTTACAAGGAAGAACTGGACACCCTGAAGGGAACTGTGGCTGCTATTCTGGAGCAGAACGCTCAACGCACATCACCGGATAGTGATGAATCCCTTAAAGGGATGCCTGTAGAATATACAGATGATGGCGAAGCCTATGTGAAACCTGATAAAGTAGTTGATATATTCAAGTCACAATTGGAAAGCCAGCAGAATGAAATCGAATCCTTGAAGGCGCAACTTCAAGCTTCCATGGCGCAAGCCACACAGTCACAGGAGAATAATGCTGTGATCAATAGCTTGCTCGGGGAAGACGAGCGGTTTGATAGGGCGTACAAAAAGTATCAATCAGCTCGAAAGTGGGCAAACGATAGAGTTATAGAATTTCAGCAAGAAAGAAATATCACAGGATACATCAGGCCGACTGAGGCCCTGGATCATGTGTTCAGCAATAAAATGCTGGAAGACGAGTTTAAAAAGGAATTCCCTGGTATCGCAATAGAGGATGTAATCCTCGCCGGAGAATCCCCTCGATTAATGAAGAGAGCTTTGAGTAACATTGCTGGAATACTAGAAGACAAAACGACTGAGCCAGTGCCAAATAGTAAATTTCAGAAGGTACTAAATAAACCATCTGGCCTTGGAAAGAAAGCTAACGCAAAGGCAGGAAGCTCTGATTTGTTAGGTCAACTCGGAGAATCCTTCAGTTCACTAGATGTTTTAAGTTTATCAGATGCCCAGGTACAAGCACTTGAAAAAGCCCTGCTTGATGAAGAAAAATCAGATGGTGTCAAATTTTAAAGCATAACTTATAAAGGAGATAAAAAATGGCTGTAACTGCTTTCGGAACCAATGATGCACAGACAGTGAAGATTTGGTCCGCTTTGACACTTCGGGAAGCTCTCAAGGCTACCACGTTTACGAAACTTATGGGATCGGGGAAAGGCGCTATTATTCAGCGACTGACCGATCTGGAAAAATCCGCTGGTGATCAGATCAAGTACGACCTCTTGATGCAGATGACGGGCGCTGGTGTAACTGGCGACAACCGCATGCGTGACAACGAGGAAGCGCTGGTCTATTATCAGGACACGATCAACATTGACCAGTTGAGAAATGCCCATGCGTTTAGGCGCATGAGTCAGCAAAGAACCGTACACGATCTTCGTGTAGATGCTAAGGTTAACTTGGCGGATTGGTTTGCTGGTAAACTCGACGACTATATGTTCCGTTGTCTCTGTGGTGATACCACTCTAACTCATGGTCAGACGGCGACTGCCCCGACTTCAGAGCATACTCTGTGGTCAGGTGATGCTACGTCTCAGGCGACTCTTGGTTCTAACGACCAGATTAGCTTGGCTGATCTTGATTACGCTAAGGAAATGGCTAAAACGTTGACTCCTCCGATCCGCCCGACTATGGCTGACGGTATGGAGACCTACGTGGTTGTCCTGCATCCTTACAGCATTACTGATCTTAGGCTCGATGTGGCTAACAGTGCTTACACTGATTGGCCCTCCATCCAGATGTACGCTAACAAGCGTGGTCTGAAGAACCCTGTGTTCAGTGGCGCTCATGGTATCTATAACGGTATGGCGATTTGGGAATCTACCCGAATCTATAGCCCTGCCAGTAACGTTCGTAACAACCTGTTCTTGGGTGCTCAGGCTGGTGTGTTTGCACTTGGCTCAGCTTATGATTCAATCGAATCTCAGCGAGTCGGTAAAGACAACCTGATGTCCTGGTACGAGGAACAAGACGACTTTGGGAATGAGAAAGCTATATCCTGCGGATGTATCTTTGGCGTGAACAAGTCTGTCTTCAATAGCAAAGACTATGGTTTAATCACCATTCAGTCCTACGCTGCTGCTCACTCCTAATCTCTAGGAGTATAATATAGGAGGACTATGACCCATTCATCGTAAGGTGGCGAGTCCTCCACCAAATTTAATGGGGATCGTAACCCCGAGGAGAATCTAATGGCTGCTTCATTGAAGTTTACTACGATCGGCTCTGATGTCGATCTTACAAGTACTACGGTTAACCCGAACGCTGCGCCTACGAGCACGCCCCGTCAGGGTGGGTTCACGCTGCGTAACAGGATTGACTTTAGTCAGGTGAGCAATGCTAATAAACTCTTGTGGGTCATCGACGATGCTACACTGACCGATGACGCTGTCAAGAACTTCCGTATCTTGGAAGTCCCTGAGCGTTGCTTTATCAAAAATCTGAAGGTTATGGGAGTTGCTGGTAAAACGGCTCCTTCTTTTACCTTTACTGGAGCCAAAGCATCTAACGCTTCTTGCGTCAAGACTGACTTGGCTACCACTGGTATTTGCTTTGGTGCGGATGTTAATAAGAAACCGACTAGCTCGGCCTCTTATGCTGCTGCTACGCATCTTGTGCATATTACCTCTCTCAACAGCTTGGCTACTGAGGGTGACGGTGCGATCAAGGCTGAGGTCTTTGGTCGTTTGGGTACTGGTTTTAACAGTACGTCTTCTGCGTCCGCTCTGGTATTCCAGTTTGACGATACGTTTAGCACGATCGATAGTTCTATTAACTCGTTGGCTAAACCTCTGAAGACTGCGAAGATCCCGGCGCACGAGGCTGCTGCTGCTTCTGGTGCTTCGTCTCTGCTTCAGATACCGAAGGGTGAGTATTTCCCGTATGGTGGTTATGTAACGATGCGGTTAGGTCCGTATGGTACGTCCATCAACTCCGCCTCTGGTGTCGGTACGGCTGCTGGTTTTTACGCTGCTTCTACCGCTGCTACTATTTATATGGCAGGTGTTTGGGAAATCCAGGCTGAAGGGTACTATGTGCCTGAGTAATTAAAACTAAAGGTTGACCCCGTACCTTAAACGGGGTTTTAATATAAAAGGGGGAGTTATGGTTATTGAATTTTCACCACATCAGTATATTGATATTGATAAGGTTCACGCACTACGATGGATTGTTGCAGGAGATAAAGCAGTCGGTATTGTTGTGCTGAACGGCGACAAAATCGTGGTCACGGAACGTGAAGAATTTGATGCAATCGAATCTGCTTACATTTGGAAGAACAAAAGTTATATGGTAGATGATAAACTAAAGAAGGTTCGATGGGTAAAGGGGGATCCAAATGTCTAATTCAACTGTAAATAGAACAACGGTGCAGGCCCTGAACTGGGCTGGACAATTGAAACTATCTAAGCAGCAAGACTTCATAGATATATTTGGAAAACTTACTGGAGAAGGATTTGCTTGGGATTCAGTAGATCAGGTGTTAGTTAAACCTAATGCAGCTTTTGGTAGGTTTCTTAGTGCTGACACTCCTTGGTGTCACGTAAAGAGTTCACCTTATAAGAACTGCAACTTTGATCATTCAATTGTGTTTACACATTTTGGGATTATACCTCCTAGGTGCTTAGAGTGCTGGAAGGTAACTGTATCCCCTAAGAGTTATCACGAACTGAGATTGTTAGAAGATCTGCAACAGAGTAGTCCGTATCCATGCAAATGTGGAATCGAATTACGGCAGTATGTTCCTAAACATTATGGTGGTTATTTCTATAATAACAGCTTAGACGAAGGCCGAGAGTGTTACGAATGGGTGCTCAAGGCTGTGAAGGAACAGTTTGGCGATGATCGTAATGTTCTGCTGAAACGTGGGTGTACTGAGTATGAATTCCTCAAAGGACCTTCTCCCTTTTGGGTAATGACACCAGAGGAAGAGAAGAAGCTGGAATTGATACAGGCATACGTGAGAGATGATCGTGGAAACGGCTCACAACCTGATCTGGTTAAGAACCATATTCGACTCAGATGGGCGCAATGGGCGCACTCCAATGGCGATATGTCCTATAAAGATTATAACGGTGGCGAAGCTCTGTATCCTGATTATGTCAAGTATCACCAGGGATCGATCGATGGGATTAAATCGGATCTAGCCATGGCTAAGAGTCAGGCAAAGATTGGGTTGGATCCAAAGATCACTAGAGAGTTTCAGGAGTTGGCTCAACAGTTCTCAGATAAACACAAGTTGAGTAGCCCAACTCTGTTGATACATGCGTTAGGAGCGCAAGAGTTGAATCCTCTCAAAGCTGCTAACTTTACGGACATTCCAAAGGAAGTGGTAGGTGAGCAAGATGAACTTACTTAACACTCCCGGGTCAACTGATATATGCGAGAAGTGTGGATCTTTCTGCTGTAACTACAACCTAAGAGTTATTCCAGTAGAAGAAGGTGAAGCTAATCCAGTTCAGTTAGATTACTTTCTAACAAGGGCAGTGGATCATCAGGTGATTAACGATAAACATTATTGTATTATGAACCAACAATGCCCACACTTAAAGAACAATAAGTGTAGCATTTACAAAGTTCGTCCTAAACATTGCGCCGAGTTTCCGCAACGATGGGACGAAGATTGGACTCATTTCTGTGAGTTAATGAATAAAATGTATAAAGGAGAATAACACATGGCTACTTATGGCGATAGTGCTCAAGAGTATCCTTACAAGCCCGCACGAAGACGCAAGCAAAAGTATAGTCTTGTTACTAGAGTTTTAGACTTTACTAATAACTTGCCTGTAACTGACGCAGCTGGTACGACTACGGCTTGGGCTGCTGGCGATGTGCTAGAGGCAATAGGCATCAAAGCAGGACAGACTGTTCTAGGTGTTCAGCTGGAGATCTTAACTAGATCTTTAGACGCATATGATGTGATTGACATTGGGTACGGCAGTAACGCAACTAGGTGGGGTCGATACAACTTATCCTCTGCCGTAGAAGTTAAAGACACCTTAGCTAGCACTGCTGCGTTTGATGATATGTTCTTAGAGCCGTTGTACTTTGCGTCAAAAGATACGATCGATGTCACAATCCGCAAAGCTGCATTGCAAGGAAAGGTCAGACTTATAGTTCACTTATTGGAGGATGATAGATAATGGCAACATATAATATAGTTGGATACAACACGGTAGCTAATCCTCCAACATTCGGTTCATTTTGGATATATATCCGTATGGATATATCAGATATGATGGATCGAGGGATGGTTAGACGTCCTGGTTTACTAACAGGCGATTACGTTTACTTAGCAAAACTAAGAGACAAATGGGTGATCCGTGATTCATATATTCGGATTCCCGAAGCTGCAGACACAGGTACTCAGTACAATATTGGTTATTCAGCTGCTGGAACACAGATAGCTGCGATCGTCGATGGTACTGATACTGCGACTTATGCTGATTGGGTGCAAGGTACTATTGATCCTAATGATAGTATAGCGTCCTTAACTGCTGACGCATATCTGCAAGTACACATGAACGCTGGTGGGCCGACTGATAACGGAGTTTTAGAACTCTTGTTAGAAATCGTAGCTGGACCAGATGATAATGGAATATAAGGAGATAAAACATGGCTGTATATGATTTATACAAAACTGCTGCGAGTCCTTCGCAAGCCCCCAGGTTTGGCACGTTTTGGCTCTATGCTAAAGTGAACTTCGCTGAAAACCCGATGGCTGTTTCTGATGTGGCTCGACTGATGAAAATTAAAGATAAGTGGGTCGTTCGAGATTCTTACTGGAGAATGACAGTAGCCTCTACTGCTGCCAATACATTTGATATTGGCTTCAATGATGCTGGTAGCGCAGTGTACACTAACCAGGGTATCCTGGCTGGCGGTGCTTCCGCTGCTGGTGATTGGGCGCAGGGTGTTGTTGATCCTGATGCTAACCAGAAGATCTGTACGACTGATGGTTATATCTTTGTAGAGAACCTGACCGCTGCTGTCTATGACGGTGTGCTTGAGGTCATGGTTGAAGTGTTCGCTGGCCCTGATGACGCAGAGCCTGTTGACGCTAATATAGATGATTAATAAATAGCCGTCCTACGGGACGTAATAAAGGAGACTTATTATGGCTACAGCTTTTACGCTTGCGAATATGGATACTAGCAAGTTTGATATTAAAAATAGTGATCCTACTAAAAAACCTGGAAGGGGTATGCTCCACGTTAGAAGTCGAGTTATCAATTTTGATACTCTGGCTACTGCAACTGGAACCGCCCTGGCTCATTCAGATACGTATCAAGTGTTTGATCTGGCCCCGGGTGATATTATAATTGCTGCTGGTGTTAATATTCTAACAGCAGCGACTGCAGCTGCAACCTTGGACTTAGGGTTTACTGGTGGAACGGTAGACTATTTTGTTGATGGGTTGGCTGCTAATGACACAACTCTGCCTTCGCAAACTGACGGGTATTTTAATGGTCCTGCGTATATTTCTGCTGCTGACACTTTGGATCTGAAAGAAGCCGGTGGTGCTCAGACTTTGGCGGGCTGTGTAGCTCAGGTATGGGCTTTGATCGCTCGAATCGACGGTAGTTAATAGGAGATAACTAATGGCAACAGTACAAAGTGTTATTGACGAGGCTCGTTGGGATTTGACTGACTACGATGCTGGAGTCAAATGGAAAGACGACGAACTTGTGGTTTATATGAACCGTGCCATAAGAAGCCTTAATTCAGAACTATGTCGGAGAAAGTCTGACTTAGTGTATGAGGAAGAGACTTCTACTAATACTGTTGCGTCTCAAAATTATGTGGATATATCTGGTCTGTCCTACGATTCTGTAGTCTGCGTATGGATAGGCTCTGATCAATTAGAACAGACCAGTATCCAAGACATATATTATAAACGTAAGTTTAGAAGTGGAGATGCGTATCCTAACTATTGGTCGATCGAAGATGATACTATTATATTTGAATCGACCTGTGATGCTATTCATACTGATCTGGTAATAGGGTATTATACAAAAGCATCAGATGTTACGGCTTCGAGTAATATGCCGTACAGTGATATTTTTAATGACTCCCTAAGAGATGCAGTGGTTGAGATGGCGATAGCTAGGAAGGGTGATCAGTCTGAACGAACGGATAAGAAGTGGATAGGTATGCTACGAACTGCTGCCAATGAGGAGCAGCTTCGTAGAAGTTTCGTGCCTAAACCCTACTACATAGATTTCTAAGGAGAACTAAATGGCACACACTTTAACGACAGCAACGACAGCTGTGAGAGATGTTCTGAACGAAGAAACAGCTGCCTTTTGGTCTGACACTCAGATACAAAATTGGATTAAAGAGGGCTGTGTTGACTTAACCAGTAGGGGCATGGTATATATTACCCAGGAGGAAATCACGTTAGCAGCAACAACTCTGTATTATGTTTCCACAGACGAGGCATGGATTGCAGATGCTGTTAAGTTATTTCATGGGTATTACGATGACGCTTCTAACGGATACAATGGTATAGTTAAGATAGAACCTTCTCAAATAGGACACATGCCTCAAGCAGATGCTGGTGTTCCTGAATATTTTGCGCTTGTAGATAAGCGTGTTTATATATGGCCCTTGACTTCTGCTGCTGTAGTGGCAGCTGGTGGCAAGGCTAAGTTTGAAGTAGCAAAGGTAACTGACGACATCACAAACATAGAGTTTGAGTTTCAACATTTACCTATAGAATACGCTATAGCCCACGCACTGACGAGAGATAAACAGTTTCAGGAGGCTGGCGTATATTTTAGTATGTATCGAACTGGTCTGGAATTTGAGAGACAGCAGAAGGTTGATCGGGAGAAAGATGCATACAGTAACTTTAAGACGAGGTAAACAATGCCAAGACAAGAAATAGAAAGGCCTAAAATTGAAGGGCAGCAGAAAGCTATGTTAGGTAAGTTAGCTGAAGCCCCAAACAATTCGTATCAGGATCTAGTGTCTTGGTTTGATGGGGCATGGATTCCTAATGTTGATCCTGCTTATGTTGGATACCAGAACTATGTTATACTTCGTAACTTAAGATACCTAGATAAAGGCCTAGAAGGTGTGCATGGGTATACGTACTCTAATGCATCTGATCCTTCAGGTAAAACGATTACACACTTAAAGGGAATACAATTACTAAAACCAGCTCAGACTCAGACATCATATTACCTGACATTCTCCCCATACGATACCAATATTGGAGCTACTGGTTATATTAGGTGCAGCTTGACAAGTATCCCTAGTTCATCTATAACCTTTTTGACTAGCACAATAGATGATCGTCCATTTAATGATTATGAGGATACTACCGTAACTGATAAATATGTGTCAGTCACCGCTGGCGTTACTGGTAGGTTCTCTCATGCCCCACAAGGACAGATATTTTATAATGACACAGAGAAGAATCTGAACTATGGCGGTTATGAGAATAGAGTTGGCGCTGTCTTTTTGATGGATGTTAAAGAGGATTATCCCAACAAGTCAGCAGATTCTAGCATTAAAATGTTAGATGTTACAGATAGTGCTATCACTAATGATTCTACAGATTCTTTTAACTGGGATGAAACAGCTCATGGGTACATGTTAATCCTATGCCCAAGGCCTTGTAGTTCTCTTAACTTTTACATGTCGTCGTTTAATGCTGCTGCAGCAACAATCTCAGCCTATTATTGGGACGGCAGTGCATGGCAAGCATATAGTATAGACGATACTACTGTTTCAGCTGGAAAATCATTAGCTCAAAATGGACATATGGAGATGTATCTTACAGCTGGTAATTTTAGGAAACATGCTGGTTATGATAGTGGCATAGTTCCTAGAGTAACAGAAGGTTTATATATGTATCCTGTATTGTTAGCAGCTGGTGCTAATTTAGATGCTGACATTTATCAGATAACAGCTAACTACTATTGGTCTGACGCCAAGGATATATGGGATGGAGTTTATCGTCAGCCTGTTGGGGCTTTCCTAGACAATAATGGTGTGATGGAAGACTACACTCTACATGTAAATGAACCATCTGATGTTAATACTCCGATCGGTATGATTCTGGATTTATTAGATGCAGATGATGATAACATCTATCTTGGATTTGAGGAGCCTGTAGCTGCTATTAAGTTTACGATGTTAACTGACTTTGTTAATGTTGATGACTCACAGATTGATAGTGTTAAATATTGGAACGGGAGTGCTTGGACTAGTGTTGGTAATTTCTTAGATGGAACACTAGATGATGCAGGTGATTCATCTTTTGGAGCATCTGGTGAACTGTGCTGGAGTCCTCCTTCTGGAGAGAAACCTAGAACATTCAATGATGTTATTGGATACTGGTATCAAATTCAAGTTGATGCTGATTTTAGTACAGGTGACGCTAGTAAGGCGTCTGGCTCTGAGGACGTTGTAGTAGACGTTATCACTGGTATTCCTGCTATCAAAGATCTAAAGAACTTTAAGTTTGCAGCACAATATAAAGATAGGTTACTACTCTGTAATGCTGAAGAAGCTAACGAGGGTAATAGGGTTGACTACTGTGCTACTAATGCTCCGTTCGTTTGGAACGGACTTGATTCATCTGACGATGGTTTGCAGAGTTTGTATTTTGGCACAGAAACCCCACTGACTGCAGCGACTCCTTTGTACAATAGATTTGGATCTACGATCTTTACCAGTATGGTTTTGTTTAAATCCAATGAAATCTATCTATTAACTGGAGATGATCCAGAGGATTTCAGAATCTATCCAATTTCTTATACAGTTGGTTGTACAGCTTGGGCTACTGTGGCAAATGCTGAGGTTGGATTTGCCGTGACAGAAGGGGCTGAGAGAAACGTAGTTTTGTTTATGTCCCATGCTGGCCCCATGATGTTTGATGGTGCAGTACTTATGCCCATCCGAGGTATAGAGAACTACTTTGATCCTAATGAATCAGAGTGCATTAACTTTGATTATATGGATACGTCAGTTGGCTGGTATGACTCAACGTATAGAGAATATAATTTACAGTTTCCATCTGGTTCTGCAACTACCCCTGATACTTGGTTGGTGTATGATCTAGTGAGGAAACGGTGGTTTGAAAAGAACACAGGTACTGCAACTTTCCCAACTGCAACTACGACATTGACTAGTGACACAGGTAACTTGTACAACTATGCTTGCTTACCTAATAGATACCAAGTAAGATTAGAATATGGTACGTCTTGGGATGGAACTGGAATCACCTATAAGGTAAAGACAGGTGACTTCTGGCCCACTCAGAACTTTTGGGATCAGACTAGAATTAGAAAGTTTAAACTGATCTGTAAACGTATCCAGGAATCACACTCAGTATCTGTTAACTACTATCCTGATACAGCAGAGTCTTCTGGTATCGGTGTACAATTTGTGGATAGTGCTGACAACGCTACGGCATTTGCTGATAGCTCTGTCCTAGGAACCTCATGGGCTGCAACGGTAACAACTACCCTGGACTTATCTGCTGCCTCTGGATTGGAGCGATTAGTTACAGTTAACGCAGATTTAAATAGACTAGCATGGGCGCATGCGTTTGATTTTGAGGTGACGACAGATGACACAACAAAAGGATTTCAACCAATCGGATGGGGAATTCAATACCAAGTCATTCGCAAAGACAATACCGCTACCTAAAGAGTGGCTTGAGTTTCTAAAGACAGGGGTACATCAAGTCAAGCCATATCTAAAGTCTAGAAAGCGGAGCAATCTACAGATGAATGAAAAACAACGAAAGGCAATTATGTAATGGCACAGAATTTATATTGGGCAACAGGTTTAGAGGGAGGTGCTGCAGGGGATTTAGACACATTTCCATATGCGTCTATTCAAGATGAAGATGCAGCTGTAGTCGCAGACTTAACCAACCAACGTATTTACTTTTATACCTGGGATGCTGGTGTACTTAATGGATCTCAGTCCTTACCAGATTATATCGAACCTGATGATAATGGTGCAAACAATGGAGCCTGGACGCTCTGCGATATTATGGTAGACGATGCAGACCTAAAGGTAACAAAGAGTTTGCAGATTATAGATGCTGGTGGTACAGATATTACTGATGTTTTGAATAGCGGTTCAAGTGAAGTCGTTGACGATGCTGGAGATGATGACACTTTGATGAGTGAAAGCTGCGTTGTATATTATGCAACTAACACTAAAGGATTAGATCGTGTCCTAAGTCTAGCTCATATGTCTGGTGTTTATGAAAGACCTAAGTTTGCTTGGAAGGATGCAGATGAGATATATATCACTGGCGGATGGTGGCATCACGATGGCGCAGCCTCTGGTGAGCAGATCTTATATAATAATTCAACGATCACATTTCAATTCACAAATGGAACTGGAGCAGGTATGATCTACTTGTACTTAGACGACAGTGATGTGATCTCAAGTCCTCTAGCTGCTGGAGATTTGATAGATAGTGAAACAGCTCCAACTTATAGTCACTCGCTAGGAGGTTGGTACAATGGTGAAGATAGGTGCATAGGAGCCTTTTACCAAAGTGCAGCTAATACTTTAGTTGAGTTTTATCATAATGGTGGAGAATGGATTCTATTTCATGACTATTTAAGTATACAATCAGCTTATGATTTAGATGGTACATTTGAAGACACATCAACTTTATATGCTCCAGCTTGTCAATCAGACATGACAGGAGGTTGGGTAGATTTACAGTTCCTGGCAGTATATGTTAACGCTATTAAATATATTCAATTTAGAACCAATACCTTACCAAGTTCTCTGTTTCATGGATTCACAGCAGCTACTCAACTAAGAAATATATTTTATCATGTATTACCGCTAGACGATAATAATGTAGTTGAATGGCGATACAATGCTGATTGTGATGAAACTGCAAGTTTATTTCAACACGGGTATAGTTTACCAGGAGGTATGTAATGGCAAATTGTTTTTGGGCAGACGCCCTGGACGGAAGCACTAATGGGATTAAAACGATCTCAGCAGCCAATATCTCTGATGGTGATATGTGTATTGTAATCTTACACGCTACAGCTAAGACATACATATATAGATATGATTCTTCTTCTACTGCTGCTGATAGTGCTCCGCAGAGTATAAGACCGACTGATTATGGATCTGCCGGTGTATGGTTATGGACTAAACCTGTTATGGATTCATTACGATTACGAGATGCAATTATAGATAATGCTAATACATCTGTTAATGAGTTTTCAACAGATGGTACGTTAGCTGGAAACTCAGACAGTGCTGTACCAACAGAGAAGGCTATCAAAACGTATACGACAACTACACTAGGACAAGGGTTAACACAACCGTTTGCACAAGGATACTTTAAACGCCCTATGTTTTCTTATAAAGATGGGGATGAAATCTATATTAGTGGTGGTGGGTTCTGGACTGCAGATGATTTAGATCAAGCTGTATATACTAGTAGCAAATTAACCTTTCAGTTTGGATCTGGTGGCAGTAACGCTGGTAGTGATGATCTCGACAATGGAGCTATTGAAATACAGTATCTTTATTTAGACTCTAGCGCTATAGGATCAGCTGGTGGGACAGCTCTGGTGGCTAGTGATTTCTATAATGCTCCTACTACACCTACATTCTCTAGAGGTGGATGGTATCTTGCAACTACCGGAGAGGGTGATGGTCTGGATAGATGTGTTGGAGCGTTCTTAATAACAGCTGCCAATGCTTTATATCCGTTTGCACATAATGGAAATGAACAATATATTTTATGCTCAGATATATCTTTATACGCAGCTGCAGATAGTGATACCACTCAAGACATAGACGTATATTCTCCATGCAATATTTATGGTAAAGTTTATTTACAATGGGATGCAGTTACTGGTAATGCTGATACGTATTATGTAACTAACGGGGATGGAGGATCTAGAATACCAATCTATCAATATAGCGAAACACAATATCCAGGCAATACAGCATGGATGGCTCCTGATAGTTCAAATCAAATACATGGAAACTGGGCTGCTGCAACAACAGGAACTATGCGAATAAGACAACGTGGATATAAAGTTCCAGGAGGAATGTAATGGCTAATCAAGCATATGCGTGTAACATATTAACTGGTGGATCATCTGGCGCTCTAGATAATCTGAACGGGTCTCAGCTCGAAGACGGCGATATGGCAATCGTTGTTACTAGAGAGTTAGGAGTTGATGTAGCCTACCTATATGTATTAGATGCTACTAGCGGAGCTGCTGCCTCAAGTCCTGGGGTTATCCTGCCACTAAGAAACGCAGGATCAAAGCGCTGGCTTTTATGTGGCGTTGAGGCCCTTGAGTTAGATGTAGATACAGGAGATATATCATTCATAACTGGTGTTTCTGATAAGATTATAGATCAATGGTCAACTGATGGCACAATGGCTGGAGCTGCTCAGTATGATTTTCCGACTGAAAAGGCAGTTAAGACATATCTAGATTCCTTTGCTATAACAACTCCACTAGAGTATGATGAGGCTATTGGTTTTTTTGTTAGACCACGATGGTTATATGGCAGTGCTAGCACCTTAACTTTCACAGCTAGAACTGGTTTCTGGCATATAGATGGCGCTGAAGAAAAGGTTGTATATAATCCAAGTAATATAACATTTACAACTGGGTCAGCAGGGAGCAATTCTAGTAGTAGTGATTTAGTTGCTGATACTTGGTCATACTTGTATATTGATGATAGTTCACTAGCTACTGGGCAAGTGTTACTGACTGCTTCTAATCTGATCAATACAAATACGGCCCCCAGCTGGTCAGTTACAAAGAATGGATGGTATAGTGGAAACGATAGATGCATCTTTGTGATACCAGTGCAATCAGGTGCTGCTAGTATAGAAAGATGGATAGGTGGTCCTTCTCCGTCTGGTGAAATCGAACTATACTCCCCAAAGACTATACAGAACTGGATTAATGTACAGATCGCTGGAGTCACAATTGACGTATGTCCTGCTGAGATTATTACTAGGCACACTGCTAACTTTAGGTGGGATAATAATAATGCAAATGCCAATGACTATATCAAAATAACGGATAAAGATGGTTCTGGCAATCAGGGGATCGTGACTTGGGTTTATTCCCTTGATAGTATTGATGCTACATTTGTAGAATTTCAATCAGAATGGAATGGGGTTGACACCCAAGAGATTATAATAGCAAGTAATAGAAATGAAGTTGACTTAGCTAAAGTCGTATATAATAGTTTTTTTCTACCGGAGGGAATGTAATGGCAACAAAAGCAAGAGTATTGTATGATTCATCGACAGGAGAGATTCTTGGTTCAGCATTGTTTAAGGATGACTCACCGAGGATAGAGGCGATTAACGCCCATTGGGAAGCTACTGTAGCTAAGTATCCCCCGGGTAGTGTGGCATATACAGACATCACGCCGACAGCTAATGGATGTCCTAATGAATTAGAATATAGAATTAATCCTGGAAATCAACAACTGCAGGAAGTGACTCCTGCTATTGAGCAGCGTAGAAATCTGTACGCAGAACGAGAAGCTGCGATTAGAGACTACACACGGAATAAGATGATTGAAATGATGAAAGCAGATGGGTCGTGGAATCCTAGTTGGGATACCGCAGATCCGCCACTAATAGGACGGCAAGATAGAGCCGTCAGGGAGGTCTAATTATGCCTTCGTACTTGAATATATTAAATGATCCTAGATACCAGAGAGCCAATCAACAGGCTGTGGCAAAGAGTCAAGGCATGGGCTTAGCGTTACCTCAAATGGCAACACAAGGAATCATGGGTCAATTTGCTGAGAGAGACATGCAGAAGCGCATTGCCTCACAGAACTTTGCAACACAAAGGTTTAGACAAACTGAAGCTTTGGGAATAGCACAGCAGAGGTTGGGCTTAGCTAATCAGCAATTAAAGTTTCAAAACAATATGGCTAAGAAAAATTATAGAGACGCCAAGAGTAACTTGTTCTGGAGTATACCGCTAGGACTAGGAACATTAGGAGCACAATGGTATACAAATAAGAAACAGGATGCACGAAAGGCGATAGAAGATAAAAGAGCAGCTGAGGCACACGACATTCTCGTAAAATCAGCTAAGAAGAGAGGTATTATATAATGCCAACACAACAGTATGCTACTAGCCAGAATCCTGCATATAAGAGGCGCAAATACCTTGAGGCTATTAATGCGCAGGCTCCACTATTGTTTGGACAAAAGCAGGCAGAGTGGGACCGAGGCATGGCTGAGAAAGAAGCGCAATTAGAAAAGGATCGTTTTGCTCTTGAGCAACGACAGGCTAAAGTAGAGAACAGATGGGCAACTAAAAACTATGAACTTGCCAAAACAGGAGCACAGGCTGACATGGGCATGCAGGCTTTGGGAATGGTAACTCCCATGTTGGGTTCTGATGCTGCTAAGATGACATATGGCGATGCATGGGACAAAGGTAAGAAGAAAGTAAAAGGGGCATTAGGAATAGGTACTCCATCTACTTATGGACCAGGGGCTGTTAATCCTAGGTCATCTTATAGTATGGGTGGGCCTAACACTCCCGCTGCTAGAACCCCAACGGCTACGGCTGCTAAACCTGGATTCTTTAGTAATATGTCCAGCAACCTAACCCTAGGTAATACGTTAGGCGCAGCAGGCATGGGATTTGGAGTTGGTAATTTGGCTCCAGCAATGGGAATAAAAAATAAATATCTATCAGGCGGACTTGGTGCATTAGCAGGCGGATTGACAGGTCTATTTAGCGGTAGTGGCGGTCCTTGGGGAGCTGGCGTTGGCGCATTGTTTGGTGGATTAGGAGGATTGTTCTAATGGAAAGATCGTTTAATTTAAACCTAGAGCGCATAATGAAAAATATGGATCCTAAGAAGAAAGCTGAACTGATGGCCCTCATGGGCATGGGTGGTAAGGCTTTAGGTATGGGACCTGGAGCACAAGCTGCCCCTATTAGACAGGGCGGTTTATTGCCAGAAGACCCTAGGCGTAGATTCCTTGGAATGGATCCTGTCCCAACTACACAGCCGTATGGCAATAAGATTATAGGCGGAGGATTAACTCCTGTGCCTACTACTGTACCATATGGGGTTAAAGGAGATGGTTATTACTTAGGACAACCTGATCCAGCAATGCCTCCGTCAGCTGTTGCTGCTCCGATGGCGGTAGGCGGTATGCCTAATATGCCATCAGCAAAAGCAGCTGCTAGTGGAGTTATGACAGATCCAAACAATAAAAAGAAGGCCAAAGGTATTGGCGAACCATCGATGTATGATGATCTAGAGGTATAATAATGGCAGAGAGTGCATATGACTATTCAGGATTAGATCCTGAGATGGTAAAACGACTGCAAGAAATGGAAGCTGCTGGTCAACTTCCCTCTGATTTTAATCCTCAGATGTTCTTGGGTCTGACAGAGGACGCTTGGGCTGGCAGTGATCCTGGAGAAACAGCTGCTACTGGTCAGTGGGACGTCAAAGCTAGTCCTTATGAGTTTAATAGATTAGGACTATCTAGGCAAGCTACTACAGGCGCTGGAGGTCGTGCTCGACGTACAGCTCAGGGTATAGCACCCTGGAGAGAACGAGCTAAGCCTGGGGGTATAGACTACACTCCTTTTGGTAAATGGGGCCTGCCTGTTAATAGCTTAGGAGAGGTTCCAGAATACCTTGTTAACATGAGTGGCGGAACACCAGAGGAAACTATAGAATACTGGAATTCAATCAAGGGCCAGTTGTCAGAAGATCAAATAGCTAAGCTAGGAGACATGGTTAATGTCCAGAAATTCGATCGAGATCTAATAGGCAATGCATTAGGACTAACACCAGAGCAGATAGAGCAGACACAGAGTCGTGGTATTGAGGATAGACTTATAGCTCAGAATAATACACTGGCAAGAGCACAGGGCAATGCCCCTGGCTGGTCTGATGCTTTGGGCATGGCACAAGATACTGTCATAGGTATGGATCAAGGCGCAGCTAAAGATCAAATGTATAATGAATATATTAATCAGGACTTCCAAGGCGTAGGCGCTGGCGGTTCTGGTGGGTTAGGTATTGAAAGTGCTAGACTTGCTGGACAGGGCAGTAGCATCGAGGATATAGAAACACAAGATCAATTCTATGGTATGGGAGGCCTAGGTAGAGGTGTTATAGGTGATGACGTCAGACGAACTATGTATGACGCCGACACTACTAAATTTACACCTGAGCAAATGATGCTGGCTAACTTAACTAATCCATATGCTAATAAAGGATTTGACCCTAATCCTACAGGCAATTGGGATTTGTATAATTTAACAAACCAAAGAGACTTAATGCATATGGCTCCTGAAGCTAATATGGAAAGGTTTATGGGAGGAATTGATCCTAATAAAGATTTAGAATTCTTTGAACTAGAAGACGGGTCTAAGGTTTATTATGATCCTGATCCTAACAACCAGAGACATGTAACCTTTGGAGATCAGTATCAACAAATGGATAGACAAGCTAAGAGAATGTTAAAAGAAGACCACTCTCCATCATGGGGTGAGAAATATGCAGGACCTGCACTGAAGGCAGCAGTTGGCGCAATGATGAGCTATGCTGGTGGACCCCTTGGGGCCTTGGCTTATAACGCAATGCAGACAGCAACTACAGGACAGTTTGATCCTATGACCATGGCGATCAGTCTTGGTACTAGTCTGATTCCAGGCATGATGGGTGACATGGGATTTGGTGATCTGCTGGCTGGAAATTTCAGTAAGTTTGCTGGATTAAGTGGAGCTTTAGGCTCACCTGCAGCTGCTGGAGCAAGTATGGGCAAAGAGCTATTAGCCCCTGCAGCACTGGGTATGGCTGGTGCAGTAGCACCTGGATTAACAGCAGGGACGATGAGGAGAAGGTTAGGTCAGTATGGTAATACTGCAGACGAGTTAGGGCAAGAGGAGGAACTATAATGGCAATGCCGTATGAAACTCTCTCGAACACCTTCAGGGAACTGAGGAACATAATGAGAGAGGATAAAGATAGAGAGATGGATCATCAGAGGCAGATGAGAGCCATGGGGCTTGAGCAAGAAAAGCTAAAGATGAACCAGCAACTGCAAGACCAACAGTACCAGATGAATGAATTACAGTTGCAGAAACAAATGGAAGCGGAGCAACTGAAGCCTGTTAACCTGTTTCAGTTAGGGCTACAGAACAATGCCTACACCAGAGATAAACTCTTTGGCAATAAGGATGCTGTCAATGCCATGAAATCTATCTTCGGTGATCCTAATCAGATTAAGATCGATACAGTTACTGGTCAGGTTCTCCTGGGTGATAGTGAAACTCCTCTTCAAGTAAAGGGTGGCGACATGGGTAAAGCTACCTTCGGTATGCTGGCTGTAACCAATAGGTTTTTAGATCCCCGGGTGGCTGCTGAGTATCAGAAAAACGATCTGCAAGGCCAGGTGAAGGCTATAGACGCAGAGATGGCTAAGTTAAACAAAAGCGACAGAGCTGATGCTAGTCAACTAGAGATACGAAGAATCCTTAAAGAAAAGAAAAATGGTCTTGAAAAGTCTATAAAAAATGTTGATGAATTTGTAACTGATGAAAGTCTAAGAGATTATTATGAGGGTGCATATAAACGCAGCGCACAGATGTTAGCAGCTGCTGCACAACATGAAGGTGTATCGCCTGAGTTATTGAAGCTGATCCAGGACACCAAGGATGACTCAATGGCTATGTGGGCTAAGCACAAAGCTGCTATTGATAAAAAGTATGAGCTGACTGCTGGCGGTAAAGGTACTGATCTGTATAAAGGCTGGAAGATGCACAATAATGAGAGAATGGCTAAAGGACTACCACCTATCAGTATTGAAAAATATAAGAATGATTACTGGAGTCCAGACCAAGAGAAGTCCCAATACAATACGTTGACTGACAACTTAGCAATGAGGTTCAAGAATCAACTAGGTATGGTTGACGAAGTCGCTGCTGAAGCTGGTAATAAGTATGCTGCAAGATTGTTAAAGGGCGGTGGAGATCCTTATCAGATTCAAGAAGCAGCTGTCGAGTACGGATGGTCAGTATCTAAAACAGCTAGAGCACTACGCAAGATTGCAAAAGATGCTGGCGGTTGGATGGGTACATCTGAGGCCGAAGCTGGTAGACAGATTTTTGAAGCATTGCAACCGTTTACAGATAAAGAGGATAATCTAGATCCTATATTAGAAAAACAATTAACGCCAAAGCATAAGAAATTATTAAAGGCGTATGGTACGAGTAAATCTAAATCACCAGTAGCTGCCAAAGCAGCTGAAAAGAAAGCTGAAAAGAACGTAGAAGTAGAAGCTGTATCACAAATAGATAACTTATTTTAAGGATATAATTTATGAAACTTAGTGAGCTTACAGGAACGGATACTGCACAGACAGAAACCAAAACTCCTGAAACTGAAACCTATGATTCTAATTCGTTTGATCCTATTATTAAGAAGGCATCAAAACAATACGGTGTACCTGAAGCTCTATTGAAGGGCATGATACATCAAGAATCTAGTTGGAATCCTAGAGCAACAACTCCTAAATCTTCAGCTAAAGGATTGATGCAGCTGATAGATGATACTGCAGCTGAAATGGGAGTAGAGGATCCATTTGATCCTGTACAAAATATCATGGGTGGTGCTAAGTACCTTAAACAGCAACATGATAAATTTGGTACATGGGGTAATGCTCTTGGTGCGTACTATGCTGGCCCTACGAATTACTCTCGTATTAAGGCTGGAGAGGCAGAGTCAGATCCCGAATTGGCTAAGCTAGTAAAGGATACTAATTTACATGTGAGTCGTGTCGCTAAGTACGCCAAACAGTATAAGGAGCAGACAGCGCCTGTTGTTAAAGCTAAAGCCATTACTGACATTCCTAAGTTTAATAATATTGCTAACAATCCTGTCCAACCAGCTAAGGTTAAAGCTGAACTAAAAGCTGATGTAAAGAAACCTAAAGGGCAGAGCTGGTGGAAGAACATGCTAGAGATGATGGGTGGAAACCAGAAGAAGGTAGCTGAAATAGCTGCCGAGCAGCTCAAAGGTGTTGGTGTTACCTATCAGTATACAGATCTAGACATGGATAAGAGTCGAGTTTGGGCTGATATTATGATGAATAAAGGGGAAGTCACCCCTGAGAATGAGGCCAAACTCAATGAACTTAATGCTCAGATGCAGAGACTTGAGGATGAGGTAGCGCAAGCTCCATTCATGGCTGATGCTGTTGGATCGTTATTGCCTTTTGTTAAAGAGTCTATGTTGGCTAGTGGTAAAGGTGGACTTGTCGGTGCTGGTATTGGATTAACCGCTGCTGCTGCAGTTGAGGCAATAGTTCCTACTGTTGGTGAAGGTATGGCTTTGGCTCCTGGTCTTATGAAGCTAGGTGCTACTGCTATGGCAACCAACGAGACGGCTCAGAATATGCTATGGATTGAAGCTGGTAGTTTCTATGAAAAGGCTAGAGCTATGGGCATGGATCATGAGTATGCCAAACCTGCTGCTATGATTTATGGCGGTGGTGCTGCTGGTCTTGAAACTATGAAGTTAAAATACTTAGGTAAACTTATTCCTGGTTCTCGTGCGGTAGCCAATAAGATTATCAAGAATGGATTTGTCAGGGCCTTAGATAAGGGTATGATGTCCAGGATAGGAAAAGATCTGGTATCTACAACGATGGGTGAGGCTGGTGTTGAAGTTAGCCAGCAATTCTTAGATAACTTAACGATGGGTATCACAGAGGAATTGCATGATCGTTATAAGGGAACTGATATTTCACCAGACAATATGGCTGAATGGGCAGCTCAGGTAAGTGATGGCTTAGTAGAAACCTTTATTAAATCTGCTGCAGGCATGGGTATTATTTCTATCCCAGGTGTATCTATTAACGTGATGACTGAGGGTGGTAAGAAGACTGTTGCCAAACAATATGAAGAGGCACTGACTCCTCCTGCAAAGAAACCACCTAGAAAGAAACCAGCTAAGAAAGAAGAACTTAGTGACGCAGCTAAAAGAGCTAGAGAGGCTGCTAAAGCAAAGATGAAGGAGTTAGGTTTAGCCGAAGAAACAGCTAAGAAAACTCCTGAGAAGAAAGAAACGAAGAAGAAAAAGGAAGAGTTTAAACTTCCTGAAACTAAGAAGCCAGAAAAGAAAGAGGAAGAGGCTAAGGCTCCTGAGCAGATGGAGTTGCCCCTTGGTAAAGAGGAGAAGGCTGAAGAGAAGGCTCCTAAGAAAAAGCAAGAGAAGCCTAAGAAAGAAGAGCTTACTATAGAGGAAACAGAAGAGGAAGAGGGCGAAGCTCCCAAAGAAGTCTTTAAGTTTCCTGAGCCTAAAGATAAAAAGAAAGATACAAAAGATCCTGAGACTAAAGAAGACTTTCAAGAACTAGCAGGAAAGGATGTTAAAGTAGATGCTCTTGGTGAAGAGGATAGCACTACCCCTGCTGACCAAGTACAAGTAACTGTCATTGAAGGTGAGGCAAAAGGCAATACTTGGAATATACCAAAAAAGGATTTTGCTGATGAACTTAAAAAACGAAAAGATGAATATGCCAAATCTAATAAAGGAAAGAAAGAACTTAGTCCAAGAGAAAAAGCTTATGCTACTGGAAAAGAAGAGACAGAAGAGCAAGGAAAATCTGAAGGAATTGAAGAGAAAGCTAAAGGAACTGGAGCTAAGAAAGAAACACAACTACCAAAGCGAACCACCGAAGAACTAAAAGCTGAAGAGTTAGAGAAAGAAAGAAGGAAAGAAGTTTATAAAACCCTGAAGGCTGAGTTTCCTACCGCCACTGAGGAACAGCTGCAGGCTATGACTGACAGTTCTATGGAGCGGTATGAGATAGGTAAGAAAAGAACTAAGACCTACCAGGGCAAGACTGAGTTAGACATAGAAGAAAAAGAAACTGAAACCCAGGTTAAGGAAACTGCAAAGGATGTTAAGTCTCAGCTTGCAGAGTTTGAGAAAGAGCATGGGATTAAAGAGCCTCCTGTTAAGATTAAAGCCCTAAGACAGTTAAATGTTCCTGGTATTGTGGTAGATGGAAAGACCTACAGAGGTAGGGCGCTAAATACTACAGATATTCGTACTAATAAATTTATAGAACAGTTTATGACTAGCATCCAAGAAGCTAAAGAACTAGCTAAAGCTGATGGTAAAGATCCTAAAAATGCTCAAATGGTTTTTATAGTTGATGGTAAACCTGTTGATGCTAGAAATGCAGCTACACAAATAGGGCTACAAGCTAAGGTAGATGCTGTCAAAGAGGCAAAAGAGTTAGCTAGAATTGAATCAGAAGCTAAGGCTCTGGAAAAAGAACTAGCTAATAGGGAAAAGGATCAGAAAGCATTAAAGAACACTCGTAAACCCACTGATGCTGATAAACTGATCTTTAAAGGAGTTGAGAAAGCATTAAGGAATTCTGCAGCTAAACAAAAGAACTCTCCCTTGGGTCGAGGTATACCGTTTGAGGATATTTATAATAGTGTTGTAGCTAAGGTATGGGAACGTTTGTTGAAACTTCCTAAAGCCCAGGTTTTAGATTCTAAGAATCATGCTAGTATAGCTGCATTATTGAGAACTACTGGTAAGCATTTAGCTAAGAATATTGTTAAAGAGTTCTATGGTAAGCGTGCTGACGTTATCAAGAAGGTGGAGAAGGGTGAGAAGGTCAGCATGGACGAGTACAAAGAGGCTGGCTTATCTGATACCATGGACCATATCAACAATATATTGAACGCTGAGGATAAAGGTTTTGTTAGAGACAGTAAAAAGAAAAAAGCCAGATCTAATGCTACCATTATGATGACTATCAATGAACGAGCTGAAGCTGCTAGGTTTGACCTTGATTATATTCAACGAAAGATTTGGAGACTAGAACGTGAGATCAAGGCAGCTAAGACTCAAGATCGTAAGAATGAGTTAGCTGTTAAGTTAGTTGAACTTAAAAACGAGTATAAAGATGAAGAGCCTAATGTGAAACGCCTTGAGACTATGGCTGGAGCTGCGCCCAGTGCAGTTAAGAAGCTGACAGACAAAGAACTGTTAGCTGCCAAGGCTCAAGAAAAGAAAGCTGCTGAGGCTCAAAGAAAGAGGGCTATAGAAAATGCAAAGAATCGTACAGTTGTGTCTAAAGAAGGTTTCGGCACTGTACCTCTTGATAAAGAGGATATACCCCGAACTAAAAACGCTCAGTATTACGCTGAAAGAGCTGCTGAAGAAACTGCTAGGCTAGAGAAAAAGGGATTTGTAGCACCTCGTCTGCCTAAAGTTGAACAAAAGCAGGAGAAGGCTGCAGAGACAACTCCTGGTAAGAAGTTTGTTCCGACTCATTCAGATAAATTGAAAGCTGAAAAAGAAAAAGCTGAAAAGATTAAGTCTAAACGAGCCGAGAAGAACGCAAAGACCTTATCTAATCCAGCAGATATTATTGATGCTAAGAATAAGCTGAAAGATATACCTCAAGATATGTTCATAGCTACAGATAGAATAAATGGCAAGACTATCATAGGTACATGGGAACAGGTAGCTGATTTAGATAAGAGATCGTGGGAGGTTAAGTCAGCTGATCAGGCTAAGCTAGAAATAATTAGTAAAGAGCAGCCTAAAGGTGTTATTACAACTACACTAAATGCTCAGCGCAAGCAACCCCAATTTGTAATATTAACTAACCCTGACACTAAACCATCTAAAATAATCAAAGCCGATAAGATGATGGACAACTTTTGGAAATGGGTACAGAAACAACCATTGTTTGACTTTGTACAAAACATGTTAAACCAAGGTACATATCTTCATTTTATCGATGGTGCTGAAAATCTAGAACAATTACCATATTGGGATAAGTTAAATGTATTTAGAAAAGCTCAGTATAAAGAGATGTTTAACTCTGCAAATGAAGATAGAGCTGGTGCATTACACTGTGTTTCTGAATTAATCGATGGTAAGTTAATTGATCATATTGTTATAGATATGAGTGCTTCTGAAATTGCTACAACTGAACAAATGTATGGTACTGTTGTACATGAAACTATCCATTCGGCAATATCTTATTTTAGAAGATGGGCATCTCCTCTTCAAGTAAAACAATTTAACAATGCTTTATCTAATTTATGGCATCAAAATAAACATCAGTGGAAGGATGCTGTTGCTGCTTATGCTAAAGATCTAAGGAGTGTAGATAGAAACGCCAGAGCAAATTGGTTGGAGAAGAAATGGGGGCCTGTTGTACGGGACGCTATCGAAAATAATGTAGAAGAAATAGCTACATATACACTTTCAGATGTACATATTGCCAACGTATTAGCTAGGATGGTAGATGTAACAGAGCGCCAAGCACCTCCGCTCAAAGGTAAAAATTATATAAGATCTGTTTGGGACAAAATGGTAGATATTGTTCGACAGCATATAATCATGGGCGGAAGAAAGATGCTGATGACTAATCAGTATAATTTGCTTTCATCTCTTAAAAAGGTTATGAATGAATTTGTTTTCGTTGATGGAACTTATGATTATCAACTAATGCAAAAAAGAGCTGTTACCACAGCTAAAGGATTCAAGATAACTCCTGACACTACTATGGGGTTGTTGCTCTTAAAATCCCAACGAGTTGCTAAAGAATCAGAAATAGCTACAGCACCTCTAGCCCCGGGCGAGAAACCTACTGCTACTGATAGAAAGAATTATTTTAAATTTGTTTTGGATAAAACTACAGGAGCAGTTACTAGCCTTAGAGATTGGCTCGACATTGAATCTCCTTGGAAAGCTATGGGTGCGTATAAAACTGGTAGTGTACTCAAGAGATATTATAGTAAGAAAACTAAGTACGAAGAGATGGGTGTCAAGAAAGTTCAAGCTATTATAGATAAGTATAAAGAAACTACTGGAGGATTTAATGAGGCTGAGTTCTTAGATGTCTTGCTAGCAGAGGAGAGTCCTAGGCTAACTAAAAGATGGAGTCCTATGAAGAGGGCTAAACTAGATCCTATTAGGGCAGAGTTCCGTAAATTCTTTGATGATATGGAACAGATCTATAAAGATCGTGGTGTCCATTGGGATTGGAAGAAGCGTAGATTGATGGAGCTTGAGCAGAAAGTGCTGGAAGCTACAGACTTTGATAAGCGCAATAAATGGCTACGCCAACTAAATACTTTAAGGGCTAGTAACTATGTTCATATTCCAGTTAAGTTAATCGTTCAGGATTTATTAAATAACAAAGAATCTATGCTCAAGAAAACTAGAAAAAATAAGCCAGCTGCGCTAGCTCAACAGAAAGCTTTTTTAGAAAAGGCAAACAATATAGTTAATGCGAGAAAGAGAGTTACCCTCTCTTTGGGCGAGATACTAGAGAAATATAATATGGGTGCAGATGAAATATCCCCAACTGAAATATTAATGAACTATATCTGGAGATACTCTCAAGATATGGCTAACTTAGATATTAGAGATGCTATGGTTGAAGACGGCTTAGCTATTAAAAATAAAGGTGCTAAGAAAAAGAAACCTACTAAAAAGCAAAGAGGTGATAGGAAATTTGAATATATTAGCTTAAAAGAAGGTATGAAAATATCAGGATTCTCCCAGTATTGGGTAGAAACCAAGGCTCTAGCTACGTTCATGCAGCTTAGAGCTGTTAAAGAACAACAAACTAAATGGGAACGAATGTTGTCATGGGCTAAGATGGGAGCATTTTATAATCCTTTCTTTTTACCTATATATGACACTTACCAATCGTTTATGTCAGGGGCATGGCTAAGAAATCCACTCAAGATGCCTGGTTCTATAGCACTAGGTATCTATCATACTATTAAGAAAGATGATTATTATCTTGAAGCTATGGATGAAGGTCTATTTTCTAAACCATTTGATATGCCTTGGGATGATTTTAGGCATAAGATAAAGAGGATGGCAAAGTATGGGCATAAACCGTGGCTCTCAAGACAATTAAATGCAGGGCTATATCATGTTAAACAACTATCTAATCCAGCACGACATCCAATAAAAAGCACAAGACAATTTCTAGAATTGTTTTACCAAATGTCCTGGCATAGTGCGTGGTGGGCAGACTCTGCGATTCGTATGACAACATATACTCAGTTACGTAAAACTGGTATGTCAGCGTCTGAAGCTGCATCTTTAGCAGCTAGATTTCACGGTGACTATGCTAGTGTTCCGCCAGCAACGAGAAGAAAGTTGAATAAATTTCTTTTTACTCCTACGTTTAAGATAGCTATGACAAAACTATATGGTGATATAATAACAGCTCCATTTAAAGTAGCACTCCGAAAAGGTGGTACTAAAGTGGATAGACAATATACTATGGGATTAATAGCATCTACAGCAGCAGTAGTAGGTTTTGATTACGTTATGCGTAGTATGGGCTATGAACCTGAAGACGATAAGTGGTATAACTTTGGTAGACGATATACTAAAATTGATGAAAATGATGACGGAAGTCCGAGAGAGTTTGTATTCACTTGGTCGAACCCTGGTAACTTAATGCAAAGATATTTTCATAGAGCAATAACATCTTATAAAAGAAGTGGTGGCTCTTTACCATTAACTATCTATAACACATTGAGGTGGGATATACATCCAGTATGGTCATCTCTTGCGTCAGTTCTAACAAATACAAAACCAGACGGAACTCCTATCTTTTATGAACATGATGACAAAATAGATAAAGTCTGGAAACCAGCCATGTTTATGCTGAAAAATATTGTTAGGCTATTAGAAGCTCCAGGGGATCTTTTAACTCCAGAACCTATAACTAGTCAATCTAAACAAGACCTAGATGGATACCTTAATAGTGTGTTATATGTTCTGACTCAACTAAAGATAACCGCAATTGCATCTATCTATACTAGAAATCCTAAGAACATTAGGTTATACCAAGAGTTTAATGCTAAACTAAATGTATACAGATATAATCAAAAGAAGTACATGGACGAACATGGTGATTTAAACTTAGAGTGGGAAGAAAATTTCATGGATGATTTAGAAAGATACAGAGAGGAAATGCTAGATGTGGAATAAAATATGGCCCGTTATTGTCGGCGTTGTCTTGAGTGGCATGATAGGATGGGGGGCCTGGGCAACCGTAAGTATCACCACAAAAACGCCAAGACCAGTGTTTGACGAGCATTGCAAAGCATCTGACCAACGCTTTGAACGTATGCAGAATCGAATAGAAGACAAGTTAGATAAGATACAAGATAGATTAGGAGAGCATCATGGGGAAGATAATTAACAGGAGGGATTATGATTAAAAAAGCGATCGCACTTATTGTTATGGGCTTTATGTTGGTGGCTGGAGCGGGCTGTGCCACCTTGGGTAATGGCAAGCTGGATATTCCTGGTCTAGAACAGGCAACTCCAGAAGATGTGTATGCCTCTGGTCGTTTGCTAGGCATTACCGTGCAGAAAAAAGGCAATGCTCAGCTGACTGAGGACGCACTGTACACGATTAACAGAGTCATGGAGGCAACTCCAGAAAGTATTAAACGTATTTTAACCGAAGAGGTCATGCTGTTTATCAGTGACTATTTCGCACCTGGAAGCTATGAGGTACTCATGCTGATGGAACTAGGTAGGCAGTTTGGTATCACAGACATCGACGCAGTTGACGACAACTTGCAGTCTATTGACCTGTGCTTAGTCAAATCGTTTGCGCTAGGCGTTAAGCATGGTATTATGTTGGCTATGGGAACACCTGAACCTTATAAGACAGACTTCAGTGACGTCTGCCCTGTCGATCCTGTTCCAGTTCAACCGCTGGAGGATCAGGTTAGATGAAAATCGATCCAATAAAGTATAAGAAGGGCTATAAGTATCAACTTGAGGACGACTTCAAGGCATCTCTAAACTTTGAATGTCCTGATGTGGAGTCAGATTACATTAGGATTAAAGATAATGTGCTGTATATCAAGAAGGGATACGCTTGGGATGGTTGCAGTGGGCCTACTATTGACAGTATAAAGAGCATGAGGGCTAGCCTAGTACACGATGCTCTATATCAGTTGATAAGATACTCATTGATACCAGCTAAGTTTCGTCTGCTGGCTGACTTATTATTTTATGTGATCTTAAAGCTCGATCGGTTCAATCCGATGAGAGCGTGGTATTATTACCAAGCTGTTAAGAACTTTGCTTGCAAGGCTGCAAGTCCTTCTCACAAGAAGAAAGTTATAACAGCACCAAAATGATAAGGGGAGTGGCTAGCTCCCCTCTTAGGAGAATCCGTAGGCTACGGATTAGGCTGTTAAATAAGGTATCATATCATTCAACTTGTTGACCCTTATCGCATTTTGCGGTAGGGGTCTTCTATTATAGGGCCAATCTAAACAGAAGACTGTGTCCAGAGTTTTAGCCAGATCACACACTGTCTTATATCGATCGTCAATGAAGTGTGTCACTCCCAAATCTTCACAAACCCTACGTTTTTCCAGATGATTTTCAACCAAATACAGACTAAATGGCAGCCCCCTAAACCATTTCTCCCACCATTTCTCAGTTACATTTATTGTTGATTGGTGTCTTGCTGAGATGATCGTAATCGGAACAGGGTTATCAAATAGAGATGCATAGTTATGAGCAAAGGTTATCGCATCTCTTACAGGCAGCATATACTGTTGATAATTTAGTATAGCCCGGGCGGTTTCCGTTCCAACATCACATGCCTCTTTGAGCTGATCACCATTCTCATACCCAAAAGAGGTTTTAGTTTCCACATTACCCACATCAATGTCAAACCTATCCAACATATGCTTAGCCAACCAAGGATAACTCATGCATAAAACACCATCAAAATCAAGTGCTAATTTCTTCATCTAGTTCCTCCTCTATTCTAGTATTAGGTTTCCAGACAGGCCTATCGTCAAGAGCGTGTCTCCCTTCCGTTATAAACTGGAGCAAGAACAAAGCACAGCAAGCTGCATGAGCTACATGGGACAGCCCTGACTCTGGATCTTTATCCTTTCTTCTCCAGAATTTCCATAGGTGCGTGATAGCTGCCCTAAAAAGTCTGGAATAGTTAATGCCCTCATACCAGTTCCAGGCATCATATTTTTTAGCGCCAAAGGCTAATACTCTAGCCACCTCGAAGAGAGCATCAGGTGGTATAAGATGTACAGGTACTTTCGTTGTGTCAAACTTCTTTCCCTGTGGTGGAGCTTCATCCCAGTAATCATCATCATGTGTTGATAACTCTTCTATAACAGGAAGCTTTTTCCTAATCTCCTCCTTCCACTCTGTTAATGCACGGTCATTTGCCTCTCTCCATCTTTCCCATTCTTCTGGTGTCTGTGGATTAATCTTCCAATCGTCTATTTCTGTGTCATCATCGTGATGCATATTGTTTTCCTCCTCTTCTCTGCCATTGCTTCATCAAATAGTGCTTTCTGAAATAGTTTACAACTCTTCTTACATTTCTTTAAATCAATTCGCCTCATGCATATTGGGGTACAGGTCTTAAACACGTTGCCTTTACCTGATGCTGTGTCTCCACAATAGAACCACATCATATCGTGTACCCATTCTTTACAGATAGATTAAATTTAGCTAGCAGAAGTCCTGTAGCCATGGGCGAACTGTCATTAACTATTTCATAGAACTTGAAACCCTGTTTGATTGGTACTTTCTTGGCGCAAACGTATCTATTCAGGTCTGTATTAAACTTGGGCCACCTCTTACACCCCCTCTTAGAACACATCTCACATAGCCTATACTTATTATCATATCTCATATTCTCCCCTTTCTACTACGATCCATCCGACTCTCTGAGTTTCATTCAGCGCTTGGTGTATGACACCCCCAGTGAAAACGTCACGGTCGAAGGGAGAATTGACGGCTCCCACAATCCTCCCTGTCGCCTGACACCATACTAGAGTTACTAACTTATCCTCTGGAGTCTTTAGGTTTACGTAGAAATAATTATGAATTCTAGAAACAGTTCCCATTACGGAGCATCTTGTCTAACATGGTACGATGAGGGCGCTGACCTCGCATTAGGTATTCTCATTCTAAAGTTAGAATAGTTACTCCAACGAGTTACAGTAGTGCTGACCTGGGTGTTCTGGTCTACGACTTCGTAATCCACACCAGCAGCTGCCCTACCCTCAAACCATCCTGTGCCATACAGCCAAAGGTCTAGGTCATATAACAATGAACCATCGGCCTGTGCCTCTATCGGGATAGTCATTTCATAAGCACCATCGCCATCAGTATCAAACTCTAACTGATAACTATCAACCCCACCTTGCGGATCACATGCCAAGTAAGGTGCAGCCCACACGGGTAACGCTAACAACAACGACATCACAACGCTCATTAATAATGTTTTCATAATCCCTCCTTATAAGTCACCTGATAATACAGGTGCTAAAAATGCTAAAAGTAAACCAATTAGAATACAAGCAACGGTAGCCTTTAAAGATATTAAACTAAATACCCATAGCATTATGCCACCAAATGCAATTAATAATGCTATTACCATTACTAATACGAGTACATCCACTTCTATGAGTAAGTCCATATTACCCCCTGCGGTAGTCTCCAATCTATGTCAATATGTAAGAAGTTACTACCTATTCCTATTCGTTTTATTTCCGATGCGATCAGGTAGTCAACCATCCAGAATCTCGTGGCACTATCAGGACAATGCAAGTCTGCTGCCATCCCTCTCATGTGCGCTGACTGCATGCTGCCTCCGATCGTAGTATTATAACTCGGGCATCTATAACCGCTGTTTATAATAATTGGATACCCATAATCACCTCGCATCATGTCTAAGAAATCAATCAACTCATGATCCATCTTGTCGTAATGCCTACCACATCCACAGGGGCAGGCGAATTCATCTAGCTTAAAGTATTTCCATTTATCAATTGTCACACAGCACCACCTCCTCAAAATCTTTATCAAATATAATAGTAACATAGTCTATAATACGATTGTCTCTTGGATTGTATAGTGTAATACCTAATGTACCATGTCTGATACGTGGTATCTGGACATTAGCATGGTATAAAGTTAACTCCCTAAGTATCTCATAGGTTTTATTATCCATGTCAATCCATGCAACACCTACTTTCAATCCCTCCTGCCAGCAACTACCAACCTTAATACCTAGAAGTCCTGTTCGGTAGTAACCTTCGGCTTTATTGTAGCAAGTACCATCCTCGTTAGCGGGCCATGTAGATATGATGTGAGTTACCATCTCGTCAGGATGGTCAGGCCCAGTTGCTAGAATTAACTTCACGCATGTATCAGCCTTCCCATCTCCGTCCCAATCCTCAATGGATACCCTAACTCCTAGTCCTAAGCTGGCAACTCCGATGCAATGTTTATGCCCTCGGTGTGTACCATGTACTAGATCTACAGGTTCAGGACTTAGCCCAAAGGCTTTGCCTGTGCATGTGGATGTAAATGAGGCTGCACCCACTATTAAAAATATTAAAAATGCGAATAATATATAAGTTAAACGTTTGTTCATTTACCTACCTCCTCTAACCATGCCTGCTCAATGAGCTGCTCAGTCCATTTAAAATTCTTTTGCTCAGCCCATTTGTCATAGGTCGTAGGGCTTCCCTTACGTATCTTATTCGCTATCCTCTCAAACACCAACCTCAAATCATACTGAGGATTACACTTACGAACCGCCAAGAGCTTTCGCCTGATCTCATTAGTCATCTTGCCCTTGTACTCTATGTACATGTTATGTTCAGGTAGCCAGAAATCTGGTGTATATTTCTGTGGCTCATACTGGTACACCCAGGTCTCGGGTTCGTACTTCCAAACAATTCCCTTTTGTGTTAGGTCAGCAGCGAACCTGACCTCACCCATGGACTTCATTCCACACTCCTTTGCCATGCTCTTAGCTGTTCGGGAATTCCTCTGCTTCGGGTTCAGCTTCTCCCACGCCCTCCATACTGTTATTGGTTTTTTCATATTCGTAGCCCACCTCCCTTGCACACCATTTTTCAAACCCTCTATCAAATTTTCTATAACAACCAGGGCTACAAAAAGCAGCACCAAAGTTTATAGAATAGATTGTTGTTCCAAACTTCTTACACTGAGCACAGGGATGCTGCATTGTTCTACCATCCCCAGTTGTATCAAACTTCCATCGTCTGTAGCTTATTAGATCAACAAATTCATCTAACAATCTTCCAGACGCATACTGCTGAGTACATTGCCATAGTGGAAACTCATTCATTACACTACCTCCTTCAGTGGAATAAGATCATTCAGTGTATTCTTACTGAGCTTTGACATATAGGTTCTAAAGTAATGACAATGATCTGCAGTCTTACACCAATCCTCACACCTAGTTCTCTTAGCATATCTAATTTCTAAGTATCCTTTTGATATGTCTATTCCCTTTGCATCTTTAGCGCAGGCAATAGCCTCTCCCTTATGCTCGAACACCCTATAAGCACGACCAGAATCCTTAGACTTTAAGACAGCGTATTTAACCCTGGCCCCATCAGAGAATCTTTCCCATCGTTCCTCACGAGTACACTCAGGCAGGTCATCATCTTCAACCTGTTCATTATCAACCATTAACTGTACTCTTTCTCTCAGGAAATTCTCTGTATCTTCGAGCGTCCACATTGGTAAGGAGTACGCTACCACAGGGGCTTGAGGATAGGTGCTGGATCGTAAGGAGTTGCCCTCTTGCCAATCCTTATAGAAGCATAAGATGTTTAGGCTCTCCACATTGATGCCTCGTACAGCTAGTATGTATCTGTAAATGTTCTGCTGCTGCACCCATTCGGTAAGCTCAGGGTCAAAGACTATCTTCCAGGTCTTAGCAGTTTTAATATCCCACAGTTCCTTCTGATCATATAGAATATCAAATCTACCAGTGATCAGTCTGCCCAGTACATCCAAAGAGATTGTGCGCTCACACATATATTTCTTGTCAAAGAAAGACATCGTCTTTAAGTTTTTCTCTGCCCTATCATGTATCCCACTACCCATGAACGCAGCGATCTGCGACTTGACTGTAGGCACTACAAGATGTCCGTATCTCTTTTCTAGATGTACTATCCTAGGCGGATTCAATAAGGTTGTTACTGAATAGTCACCCATGGAATGATAATGCTGACGCTCAACTTCTAATATATCTTTTAGTATTTTAATATTCTCCATTAAATCCTCCTTGCTTTTTGTTCCCATGTTGGGATGTCAATCAATGAAAGATATATTTTACTAACATGGGACGCCTTATTGTATTCCAATATTATACCATAAATAATATCTAGCAAGTCAGATGTATACTGATCTCCCTCTTCCCGTGCTAAATAATCTCTATGGTCTGCTGGTCCGAATAAAGTATCTAGTATCATTTCAGATTGATTCACAGTCAAAATCCCCCTTTGTTTTGAAGTAGTATAGCGTAGTATCAACTAAACTCTCAGCCATATCTTCTTTAGCTTGATTATTATAGTACATTACATCTTCCTCTCTCACTTTCTCAACCTCAATACCAAGTCTTTTTGCTTCAGCGATTGCTCTCTTGTAGTGCTCCTCGAACCACCAATCTGTGTTTATAAAATACTTAACATCATGCGGGTCAAAGGGAATCCTAAATGGCATACCACCCTCACCAACACTCTTAAATAGATTGGGTTCCAGATAACCTACAATGCGATAACAATCTCCGTTCCGTTGCCAATAAGGGCAGTCTTTACATTTCATTTTACCTCGCTGTTGGTACAACTAGCGTCTTAGATTTGGACTCAGAGACATCGCTATGCCGACTCCTGCCGACTGCTCCGCACTCGCACCTGAACGCTCTGTATTTACCCGAGTTCGTATAATAATATCCCTGCCAATTTAAATTGTCAGAGCCACAGTTCGGGCAAACTGTTTTGTCTGTGTCAATGTATAATCCCATATTGGGATGCGACTTAATCCACGGTCTCAACTTGGTATAGAGTTCCTCTAGTACAACTACATCCTGCATACAGTACTCTGTTAGTTCTGCCAGAGCATTGCTATCCCCTGTTACCGAGCGCTTCCATAAGCTAAAGTTTGATTCACCTTTTCTAGCAATGTTCAAGAACGCTGCTAAAGAATCTAACTTATGGCTGGATGCTGCAAAGAATTTCTGAGCCTGCTTCAACGTATCCACAACTTGATACGGCTTAGGCGGAGGGAGATGTGCCTTTAAAAATCTAAGATTCATCTTCCTAACATCAAACTTGGCAGCGTTATGCGCTATCACTATGTCAGCCTCGTCCATTAAACTCCACATAGATTCCAGAATGGATGTATCATTTCTTTCAGTAGCCTCTGCTGTCGTAACTGTAGCGTGGTACACTCTAGAATCATACAGCCACTTAGCAGCCCAACATAATACACTCCAATCTTTTACAATATTCTGTTCATGGATAGGACCTTTCTGAAACAAAGACCAAATATAACACTCCATTGGTGCGGTTTCAACATCAAATAGTAGAATCCGAGGCATCCCAGTAGCCTCACGAGCTTCTTGCCTAGCCCGTCTTACCGTCCGTCTAGACACCCCCAATGCGTCAGCAATCACAGCTGTCTGTTCATTAGGGTGGTCTCTGAGATATTCTTTTACCTGTTCTTTTTTATCCATAAATTCACCGCCTTTACTTTTTAGTGTCTATCTCTCTCCAACTTACTCTGTAGCTTCTTTTACGTGCATAATATGGACATGCGCCTCGATTTAATTTTCTAGGATCTTTATGCCCATGTACAAAGTCTGTATATGGTGCTTGTGGGCAACCACAGAACTCAATATTGTGATCATCTCCACTAAAGAATCGGCAATTAAGACATACTGTTACATCATGATCCATAATTTAATCTCCTTTACTTAGCATCTGTTATTGACTGCAGTTTTTTTATTAAATATTTTAAACACAGATCATGATTCCCGTGCTCCTCTTCCTGCATCGTGTCAGGTACAGAGGGCCAGTAGATTACCCGTACCTTAATCGTATAATCTTTTGGGTAAAACATACCTCTAGGGTATTTAATCTTAACGCCACAGTCATCACATGTTACAAGTTTTTTCAGCATATATCCTCCTTATAGATTCGAGTTCTACACTTGGCCCCTCCCATCCACTTTCTTCTCGAACGCTCTCGCCAACATCGCAGTTTCGGATCCTCGAACTCGTCATCCTATAGCATATCTTGAAGTTATCATTCTATGTCCGTCAGGAAACTCTACCAGAACAGAGTTTTTTGTGCCGACCGAAAGCACAATGAGGTGCATGCCTTTATATTTTGCTCTGGTAGAGTTGTTCCCCCACCTATAGGTTAGTCCTCCATTTCGGGAGGGTCCAGCGCATCCTCGAATGGGGTCACACCATCATGGATATATTTGTAGGCTTCCTCAGCTATCCTGTACAGCTCCCCCTCGGATACAACTTGATCAGCTTTCTTAGCAGCAAACTGAGAGTTGTGTTTCAATAGATCTAATGCTAAGTAGATAGCTGCTGACCTATCATATGCCTCAGCGGTACGACCTTTCCATTCATAGGATGACGCCTTCCCCACGGCCCCACTACCTCCCTCTTTAGGCGTATAGTTTGTCTTAGCAGGAGCATCTCCCCTTGCTTTAGTAATATCTGTCGCAGTGGCTGGTGAAATGTTAGATACATTCCAGTAGTTACCCTTCTTAACCATGGCTACATTCAGTATTTCACCAACGCCAGTATTGGTGAGCACCTCAGACATCTCAGTGGTCTTGTCCTTGTTCTTCTGGTTAGCAAAGATCTTTTTAGACCAAGGCTCACCTGTTTTAATATCTGTACCTTCAATTAAGATTGCATCCTTGCTTCCAAGTTGGTCTGGTGTTGCGCTGCTGAATTTAATAATCATAATATAATCTCCTTAGTTATATTTATTTAAACACTCTTTACAAATGTAAGTACCATCAGGCTGTATCTCCAGATTCTCTCGGAAGTTAGCCTCTTTACATACCGAACAAGATTCATCAGAACCAGTATCATATATGTCATCTAGATATTCCTCAGTATCAAATGTGTTTATATGCATGTCCACCTCCTATCTAATATCTTCACGGCGATCAACGCCGTCAGTACCTACGTTACCACCAGACATTGAAGCTCCAGAAACTCCACCATCATCAGGATCTCCAATGGTTCCAGGTGTATGAATCCCTCCACCACCGTCTCCGTCATCACCATCTCCAGGAGGAGTCGGAGGATCTACAGGTCCGTGTATACCACGCCCGCCAGCGTTACCATTATCAGAATCATTACCCTGATTCCCTGGTCCTGTGTTTCCAGGAGGCCCATTACCATCAGGTCCATTACCAATACCACTGTTACCACCACCATGTCCATGACCATTACCCATCCCAGGCCCCTTAGCGTAGCATACTGTTACCGTCAATGCCATAATCATAATTGCAAGGCTCATAAATAGTTTTTTCATAGTTAATCTCCTTTTGTTTTTGCATAGATTATTTATGCAATTTGGACTTTAATTTAAACTCTAGTGTATCCCAGTGCTCGTTTACTAATATCGGACCCACCTCCCTTCGATACCTATCAGCCAGTTCTAATCGTTTCTTATAGCGTGAACCCTTACCCTTGCAGGCGCTGTGGATTACAGCGACAAGGCACAGCATCAAAGCTGCAAGGATAAGGTTGAGTATGACCATCCAATCTATCATGCTGTCTCACCTCTGTACTTATAAGCACCAGCATTGTACACAGAGTCAGGTCTAATTAATGTAGTGCGGTACATATAACACCGTGGGCAATGTCCACCAACTGCCCTCTTACCGCTAGGAAGTGTTGCCCCATTATGAGTATCATCAGCCATGTACCATACCTGTCCACATCCACCGCACGTAACTTTAGTCATAAGTTTAAATCTCATATAGTGCCTCCATTCTTTTTAGTATTCTTTTTCTATCTCTAATAATAGATTGATGACCGCAATTAAACTGAGATCCTAATTGCATATAAGTTTTTCTTTCTACTTTTTTATAGATCGTATACTCAAATACAGCACGCTCTCTAATGTTAAGGCTAAGCAGAAATTCCTTGAATGTGTCTGACCCTAAAATAGATTGCTGCATTACGATCTGTTCTGTGTCGATCGGATCGTGAAAAGCCTCAACAATAAAATCATATGATTCTCTATTAAACTTCTCACGCTTTCGTATAAAATCTATCATACGAGAATAGAGTTTATACCATGCCCAAGTTCTAAAGAGCTTATCTGTTGCTGGATCATATGTAGTAATAGCCTCTAACAAAGCAACATAACCTTCTGACTCTAACTCAGACCGATCGTGATAATTAAATCTGCTAGCAACTAACTGAGGAAGATAACTAAACTCCTGAGCTAATTGGTTAGCTAATCCTGGTTCTGTTGTTATTGGATCATCAGTCGGCTCATCTATTAAACCGTCTTTAATTTTCTTATGGTAATAACAATATCTTTTACCACAGGAATTGCGATCACAATAACTGCCATCACTATGTTTCCATTTACATCCCATAAAATTACCCCCTCTATATATATTCCGTTTTTTTTTGCCTTTTTGTCCGCCTATACCTCTTTTACCTCCCCATAACTGGGTCCGATTGCGATCTCGCCAGTGAGATCTGCCTTCCAATCATACCCAAAATAGTTTTTGATATATTTCTTGAGATTGTTTCCAACTGATTCGCACAACTTGCGTAACTTCTTGAGTTCATTTTTCTTGACATCGAACACAATAGAATCATGCACTGTTAGAATCAACTTGGACTCTAGCCCATACTTGAGCATACCCCTGCGGATTATGACCACCAATAGAGGCAAGATGTCGCCACCAGCTAACCCCTGCACTGGATAGTTCTTAATCTGGCGTTCGTTATACGGCTTCTGGAACACGAACTTACGCCCAGTGAACAGCTGTAGGTAGCCCTGCTTCCATACCTTATTGATGTTGCTGTCCTGCCATGCCTTCAAGACTTTGTATTTCTTATAGAAATCTACACATATCTGTTTCCATTTAGTCTTGCTGAAGTTAGGCATCCTCGGGTCGAGATAGAATCCCATGTACGAACCACCATAGATCATCCTAAAGTTAAAGATCTTGGCGAAGGTTCTATTCTCCTTGGTCAACTCTAGCTTCATGATGTGGACGCAAGCCTCACTATGCTGATCAACTCCATGATTGATTTCATAGAGCATAACAGGATCTTGCGATAGCTCTGCTGCTGCACGCCACTCTATCTGGCTGAGATCATACTCCATAATATAATCATACGTGGGTACGATACACAGCTTGATAGGTGAGGTGCTCCCTCTTGGCATATTCTGGCTGTTAGGATCTGAGCTAGTCAGCCTGCCTGTAGCTGCAACAGTCTGATTAACATTGGAATGTATCTTACCATCAGACTGTAGCTTATTGAGCAAGCCAGACTTAGTCTTTTGATTCTTGCCAAGCAGGGTCTCGACAACCTTTTTAGCCTCGCTATACTCTAAGAGCAAGGCTTTAACCTGACGTTGGAGCTTACTACGGCACACCAACCTGCCTATAGTTTCCTTATCAGCCTTCATCTGTGGAGTACTGAACACCACGAATGGTGTAAAGCCCCATCCTTTGATCTCTTTAGACTCAGCATAGTTTTTCTCCCAGTACTTAGACTCAGGTTTAGACTTTAGCTCTTGGATAGTCCATTCCTTCCACTTAGTCTTGAGAGTACCACCATACAGCATAGCTACTAGCTGGCTGTTAGAGGCAGGATTAAAATGAGGCTCACCTGACAGCTCTATCAACTCTTGCTCTAATGCAGTGGCTTGATCACCATACTCTTTAATAAAGTCGTAGGCTTGAGCAGCGTCAAACCTAAATCCATTCATCTCAATATCAGATAGGGCAAATGTAAACTCATTGCTGAGCCTATACAGCTTCAGCATATTTTCTTTTTGAACACGCCTTATCTGACAGGTGGCGATAGCCAATGCCTTATCACAATCATCAAGGACATACTCCTCTAGCAACATGGCAGGAACATTATAAGTATCTATCCCTGTTTCCCACATTGCCTTGACTTTGTCTAGCTTGCCTTCAAGCCCATACCTTTTGGCGGTAGCATCTAAGGAATATGCGATCTCCTTTGACTGACCTTCGAGTAGGTAATCAGTTACCTGTGTACAATGTAACTCCTTACCCTCGAAGTTGATGCCAAAGCACCTCAGTATGGTCATGTCGTGCTTTAAGTTGTGAGCTACAATGACGTCAGCCTCATCAATGTATTGTTGTAATTCCTTTAGCTTGTCAACATATGGTTCATCTGGTTTTTCCGAATGACTAAACCATAATACCCTTTTCCTCCCGTCATCAAACACAAGCCCAACGCAACTGATATAGAACCCAGGATGATAAGGGCGAAAGGAATTATAACTATGCTCAATGTCAATACTAAGTACCTTGGGAACATGCATTAGTCCCTCCTTTTCCAATCATATTTAATTATCCTAACATTTACATCTTTAAATGGGCATATATATTTAGTATCTGGATTAGTTAAATACTGATAACCTACACAATGCCCACCCAATAATGTACCACCTCCTATCGAACACGCAGTATCACGACATTCTTTAGTCCAATGACGACATATATATATTGCATCATTATCCATCAATCCTCCTTTCTTTCTGGTTTATAATCCACTAGCAGGCATTTCTTGTGCTTAAAGGAACACCAAAATTTAAGTTGCTCTTTATAATACATAACTAACTGGCTATCCATATGACGAAGCAACACTGTTCCTTTACAGAATGAATTGCTCTGCGCTCGTTCTAGGCAAAGTTTATCCCATGAATCACAAATAAAATATTTATCTGCCATATTATACCTCCGTCCACATACATTTCTGATGGTCAAAGAACACTTGAAACTTCTGCAATTGACCATCAAGCATCTTATTCTTGCTAACGTGGATAAACCTAATGCCATCATACCTTGCGTCATCAGACAACCTGCCAATACCTATAGCATAATCCAACTCACCCTGTATGCCAACCCTACTGCCATAAATATCAGACAGGTTGAGGTACTTTTTATTCTCAGCCTCACCAACACCTTGAGCAAGACCTAAGATAGCGCACTGGTATTCTTTAGCTGCCTCTCTGTACCAGTTAAACAGCTCACGTTGCACCCCTACCTCATTCGTGTTACGATTAGCCTCAAGCCCAACCTTGGTAGCTTGGTCTATAACTAACACGTACGGATGCCATTCATCTAAGATCATACGCACATGATCTACGTGCGTCACAGCATCCAGTACCTTTACCCTGTTATAGCCTAGCTCCCTACGCCTACGCTCTGCTCCTTCTATGTCATCAGCAATTTCTAAGCGACTCTGTCCAAGGATAGCCTGCGTCAATCTGAATGATGTTCTTGAGGCGGATTCTTCGTTGCCTGCATAGACGATCGTATCACCTGTATCCATAAGTTGTTGGGCAAAAGATGCAACACATGATAGTCCGAAGCTAGTTTTACCACTATCAACAAAAGCATATACAAGTCCCAAGGTTCCACGGCGTACACCTCCAATCGTTTCGTTCAATGTATTTAAATTCCACCCTATTCCTGTGAAGTTCACCTCTTGATCAACCATCTGTGCCACACTGAGATCGCATGGTCGTAGCACCACCGACTCTCGTGGTGGATTACGCATCATACTGATGTACGTATCGACCTGCCCCCTCACATTATGTAGCACCCCACTTTTGTTACCTTCCATTACAGGCAAGAGTTCATTGATAATCGTAGTGGCATAATGTTTCTCTACCAATTGCTCAAGTAAATCTTTAAAAGATGGAAACATCCCAGAATATATAACTGCCATTATACCAAAAAGTCCAGTCAAGATAAGTGTAGTTTTTAAATTATCTTTAAAAGTTTGAATAGCGATTTTAAAACTAAAAATACTGTTCATAAGTTTCCCTCATAATAGTGAATGAAAATATCTTCAAGGCTAAAATCACTGATATCTAGATCCATAATAGTGTATTTTGAAAATTCTTTGATCCATTTATCAATTTTATCTGTTGTTACAAACTCAATCCATCCATTATGAATTTTCATATTTTTAGGTCCTTTGAATTTCTCAGGTTTTTCTTTTATTTTTAATTTAATTTTTTTACCACTTTTACTTTTGAGTGTTTCAACGTTTTCCAGTGCTACAAGCCTTCCATCTTTTAT